GAGTTTTAGTAAATAAAGGAGAAATAAAATGCCTACAGCAACAATTACTGCATCAGCATTTAATAACGCCCCTAAACAACTGTTTAATGGCGTAAACTCAGTAACTGCAAGAGTAAATACTGGCGCTATCACCGCTTCTGGTGCTACACCAATATTTTATGCAAAAGTGCCAAAGGGTGCGACTATCCTAGATGTGATTGAAACTCACACCTCAGGCGCAGCTTCTTGTCCAGGAGATATTGGTTATGATGCAACTACTTCAGCTTTCATATCACAGGGAACTCAAGGCTCTGTTTTAAGAGCTTCAGTAGCTGCTAATATTCCAGTAAGCATACCATTGCCTAGCACGACTGTAACTAACTATGTTAAAATCATAGGCACTTACACGCCAGCTACAGCAGTAACTTCATTAAAAGGAGCTGTTACTGTTCTTTATACTCTTGACGAGTAGAAAAAAAGCATTTATGCTTGGGGAAGTAATTAACCTTACTTCCCCTTTTTTTATGTTACAAAAACCAGTCTTAGATATAATTAACGAAGCTAACGAAGCTTACGAAAAAAGAGATTGGCATACGGTTATTAGTGCTTGTGAATCTTTACTAGCTTCTGGACAGCAATTATCTCATACATATTATCTTTTAGGAATGGCAAATCTCTCTCTTGGCTCTTACGCTATAGCACGCCATTTTTTTGAACAATCTGACAAAATAAAACCATTACACCCTGCTGTATTAAATAATTTAGCAACTTGTGAGCATGAATTAAATAGGCGTGAAGAAGCGATAAAATATTATAAAAAAGCAATCCAAGTTGGGGTTGAAAAAAACGACAAACAAATTGGCTTATATTATTCTAATCTTGCTGGTGTATGCACAGGATATGGCATGGCAAAAGAAGCTGAAAAATATATAAATTTAGCTTTAAAATTTGGTGCTAATCATTGGTCTGTCTATAACAATCTTGCGGTAGTTTTGTTAGAGCAAGGAAGATACAAAGAAGGTTTTGATAAATATCATTATCGTTTAGAAAATATTGATATTTTCAAACCTAAAAATTATCGTGAAAAAATATTACCTCAATGGAATGGTGAAGAAAATTCTATTGTAGTTATTTATGGCGAGCAGGGTTTGGGTGATGAAATTATGTTTGCTTCATTACTTGAAGCTGCCGCTAAAGACATGAAAGTAAAAAATTGTAAAGTTGTATTTGATTGCAATAATAGGCTTTTAAATATTTTTAGACAAAGTTTTCCTGATTTAGAAATTTATGGAACAAAAAATTATGCAGAACAATCTGAAAGAACTTGGGATAAAAGAATAAATCCAACTCATCAATTAGCGATAGGTTCTTTGACTAAGTTTTATTGGGACAAAAGAAACACAAAGCCATATATTAAAATAAACAATACAATAAAAATAGAAGGAAACAAGCCTAAAATTGGGTTTTCTTGGTATGGTGGAGTTGCTAAAACAAATATTTATTACAGATATATTCCATTGGAAAAATGGAAGGAAATATTTAAACTTCCTTATGATTTTGTTTCTTTGCAGTATAATCCTGAGGCTCATAATGAAATCACAAAACTTCGTAACGAAGGATTTGAAAATGTGCATCATAATTCTGAAATAATGGCTGACATAGATAAAACTGCTGAACTTATAAACGGCTTAGATTTAATTATCGGAAGCCCTCAAACTGCTTTACATTTAGCTGCGGCAATGGGTAAGCCAACTTGGCAACTTACGCCAAAATGCTCAATGTGGCAAATGAACGCATTTAGTGATTTTTATGAATGTGGTGAAACAATAAAGCAAACTACAAATGATTGGAGTGATGTTATGGATTTAGTAAAAGAGAGGTTAGAAGATGCTGATTTCACAAAAATATAAAGAATTAAATGAAGAGTTGCACGCACGCAATCCTCGTTATGGTCGGTCAGGCTCAAAATATGCAGAAAACATTATCGCAATCTGCGAGCAATTTAGCACAAAAGATTTATTAGATTATGGTTGTGGCAAAAGCACGCTTGCTGAAAATTTGCCATTTAATATTAAGCAATATGACCCTGCAATAGAAAAATATAGCAAATTGCCAGAGCCATCTGATGTAGTTGTATGCACAGATGTTATGGAGCATATTGAGCCAGAATTTTTAGATGATGTTTTAAATCACATAAAAGAGCTAACAAAAAAAGCTTGCTTTATGGTTATCTCAACAATACCTGCTAAAAAAACTTTATCTGATGGGCGTAATGCACACATCTCTTTACACGACAAAGTTTGGTGGATTGATAAATTAAACCAGTATTTTGATATTAATAATGTTGTAGAAGCTGGTGGGGATATTTATGTTTTGTTAGAAAGGAGAAAAAATAATGCTTAAAATTTTTATTGGTGTTGACCCTAGACAAGCAGTTTCAGTTGCAACGCTTGCAAGTTCTATATATAGGCAATCAAGCAAACCAGTTTCAATTACCCCTTTAATTTTATCACAATTACCATTGCAAAGAAAGGGCTTAACGGAGTTTACATACTCTCGTTTTCTTTGCCCATATCTTTGTAATTACGAGGGCTGGTCACTTTTTCTTGATGCTGATATGCTTTTAAAGACAGATATAACTGAGTTATTTGCGCTTGCTGATGATAAATACGACATTATGGTTTGTAAAAATCCTCATAAGTTTGAGTGGGCTTCTGTAATGTTATTTAACAATGCAAAATGCAGAGTTTTAACGCCAGAATATATAGAAACAGCAGATGGCTTACATGGAATATCTTGGACAAAAAATATTGGTGAGTTGCCATTAGAATGGAATCATTTAGTAGGTTATGATGCTCCAAGACCAGATGCAAAATTAGTTCATTATACGCAAGGCAATCCTATTTGGGAAGAAACTAGAGCCTGTGAGTATGGTGATGATTGGTGGTTTGAATATGGTATAATGGCAGACGCTTCTGAAAGCTGGGAAACAATAATGGGCAATTCAGTTCATGCTGTTAATATTGTTGAGGGCAACAAAACGAAACTATTGCCAAAATTTTATTTTGATATACAATACAATGGAAATGAAATAGCATCTCTAAAACCTAAAAAAGAATATTTAGAAAGGCTAAAGGAGCTTTTTAATGACGAATACTCTACAAACTCTGATAAATAGAATACAAGATGATATAGATAGAACTGACCTTACTGCGCAGGTTACAAAATTTATCAATCAAGGTATTAGATTTTACGAAAAAGAAAACTTTTGGTTTACAGAAGATATAGCGACAGAATCAACTATTGCTAACACTGAAACATACGCAATTACTGGCATTGCAACAAATATTAAAGATATTATTCGTGTTGAAATTACAGTTAATAATGACACTTATGATTTAATAAAAAGAGATATAAATTATATCCGAAATAAAAATACCCCAACAAACACTACTGGCAGACCAACTGATTATTGTTTATTTGATGGCGATATGTATTTAAGTCCAATTCCTGATAATGTTTATGTTTTAAAATTTTATTACAGAAAAGATTATCCTGATTTAGTTAATAGCACAGATACTAACGACTACTTGGACTATGCAGAAGATTTAATAGAAATGTATGCAGAGGGTCGTTTATATCGTAGAGTTATACTTGATAGAGAGCGTGCAGCAGATTGTGATACTGAGGAGTTAAGGCATTTAGAGCAACTTCGTTCGTTACATTCTAGCAAAAGAGCTACAAACACAAACAAACCAACGCAATTTTAATGTTAGCAGAATTTGGAACATTATTATCAGATTTGCCACCTATAGGAAATATGGGGGCTACTGTTGCGAATAATGTTATTCCATTTGGTAATACATATAAGTCCTTTCCTTCATTATCTGTTGTCAGTTCTAATGCGCTTGACACCCCTTGTTTGGGTGCATTTGCAACTCGTGATAGTGCAGGTAATCCTTTAAATTTTTGTGGAGATACGGCTAAATTATACTTGCTATCTTCTGGCTCATTAACTGATGTTTCAAAAGTTGGTGGATATGCTACAGGCTCAACAGAAAAATGGAATTTTGTAAAATTTAACCAATATGTGATTGGAACTAATTATACTGACGCTATACAAAAATATGATGTAGAAATTGATACTGATTTTTCCGATTTAGCAGCAACAGCTCCAAAAGCTAGATATATAGCTGTTGTAAGAGATTTTGTGGTTCTTGGTAATATTGATGATAGTGTTGATGGTCAAGTTCCAAATAGAGTTCAGTGGTCTGCAATAGGCAATCCATCAGGCGCTTGGACACCTTCTGCTACAACACAAGCTGACATACAAGATTTGCCTGGTGATGGCGGTTGGGTTATGAATGTTATTGGTGGAGAGTATGGCGTTATTTTTAGAGAACGCTCTATTCATAAGATGTCTTATATTGGAAGCCCTTTAATATTTCAATTTGATGAAATTGAGGGCGCAAGTGGAACTCCAGCAAGTCGTTCTTGCGTTAAATTTGGTCGTGGCAATAATATATTTTATTTAGGTCGTGATGGATTTTATATTTTTGATGGTCAGCAGTCAAATCCTATAGGTGTAAATCAAATTGATAAAACTTTTTATGCAGATGTAAACCAATCTTATATGGGAAACATTGTTGCAGTTGCTGATGAAATAAATTCTATAATAATGATGGCATACCCTTCACTTGCAAGCTCAAGTGGTGTTTGTGATAAAGTTATAATGTATAACTATTCTCCTAATGCTACTAAAAGATGGGCTTTTGCTGATATGGATAGTGAGTTTTTATTTATATTTAATTCTGAAGGCTATACAATGGATTCTTTAGATGGTGTAAATAATAATTTAGATTTAATTACACCAAGTTTAGATAGTCGTATATGGACTGGTGGCGCTTCATATATTTCTGCATTTAACATAGATAACGAACTTACAACCTTAACTGGCGCTGCTTTAGAGGCAACTATAGAAACAGGTGAAATAGAAATAAATCCTGGTCGTGCTACAAGATTGCGTGAAGTTAAACCATTAATTGAGGGCGCAACTTCTGCTGGGGCAGTTACAGTTCAAATAGGCGTTAGAGATGATGGCTCTGATACTGTTACTTGGGGTGGAGTGCTAAGTAATAATAATGCAGGAAATTTTCCTTGCAGAACTAATGCAAATTATCACAGAATGAGAGTTGTAATTGATGGCGGGTTTGATTTTGCGCAAGGTATAGAAATGCTAGAGCAAACTCCTGGAGGAAAAAGATAATGGCTAAAGGATATATAGAAGCACCAGAATATTTACCTGATACGGCAGAATGGGGGCGTAGAATAGCGAAAAGATTGCGTGAAGTTTCTCAAGGCAAAACTAACAATACTGATGAGGTTACACTAACATTAAATTCTGCAACAACCGTTGTAACTCTTGCGCCTGGTCGTTTAGGCGAGGACACATTAATTTTATTTATGCCAACAAATAACAATGCGGCACTAGAATATGGCGCAGGAGTATTACATGTTTCTGCAAGAGATGTTTTAAATAATCAATTTACAATTACTCATCAAAATAATGCCAACACAAGAACATTTAAATACGCACTCATTGGGTGATATTTCTTTTACTGGAGTATTGAGAAAAGATTTACCAATTATTTTACCGCATGTTAAAAAAATGTTGCAAGATGCTGTAAAAACTATGAATGGTAGGCAATCTTATGAGGATTTAGTTCGTCAACTTTTTGATGGACAAAATCAATTATGGATTGCAGGAATACCAGGTAAAATTTTTGCTTGCGCTGTTACAGAAATTGTGGTATATTTTCAGATGAAAGCGTGCTATATTCGTATAGTAACAGCCGACAAGGCTTCGGGACATACCCGTCAACATTGGCAACACTTCATGTCTATCTTAGAAAACTGGGCTAAAGCTCAAGGATGCTCCAAAATGGAAGCAAACGCTCGTAAGGGGTGGTCTAGGATAATGGAAAATGAAGGTTGGGAAACAACTCACTATTTTATTGAGAAGGATTTAACCAATGGGCGGCTCATCAAAACCACAGACAACAAACACAGTAACTGAACCTTGGTCAGAGCAAAGACCGTTTCTTATTTCTGGTTTTCAGAGAGCAGAGGACTTGTATCAGCAAGGTGCGCCAGAATATTATCCTGGGCAATTAATAGCTGGTCAGTCACCAATGACTACTCAGGCTGCGCAAAATATATCTAATTTAAACACTAACAATCCTGCATTACAAGCTGCTACTAATCAAGCTGTATCTACATTGCAGGGTGATTATCTTAACTCTAATCCTTGGCTTGATGCTACATACAATAGAGCGGCAGACCAAGTAATTAACAGATATAATGAAATAGAAAATCCTGGTATAGAAAGTCAATTTTCAAGAGCTGGTCGCTTAGGTCAAAATGCTGCTTTTGCTACAGTTAGAAATAGGTCTGATGCAAATGCAGCTACTCAATTACAAGATTTAGCAACGCAAATCTATGGCGGTAATTACGCTAGAGAAAGGCAAAATCAGTTAAGCGCAATAGGTCAAATACCTGGGCTAAATCAAACTCAACTTGCTAACATTAATGCATTACAAGGCGCTGGTCAAATTAACGAGGCTTACAATCAAGATTTAATTAATGCTGAAATACAAAAATATAATTATGAGCAACAAGCCCCTAGAAATAATTTAGCTGATTATTTAGGTTTTATTCAAGGTAATTATGGCGGCTCTTCAACTGCTACGCAGCCTATATACAGAAATAAAGCATCTGGTGCTTTAGGTGGTGCTTTAAGTGGCGCTGCTGCTGGCTCTGCTTTTGGTCCTTATGGCGCAGCAATAGGTGGTGGGATTGGCTTAATAGGTGGATTAATGTAGGAGATTAAAATGAGTGATTTTTTTACAAGAATGAAAATGATGGAAATGTTGCCAATGAATGTTATGCGACCTGAGCAACCTATTAATTTGCGTGATGCTTTTATGAAACAAGACGCTTTAAAAGGCGTTGAAACATTCCATCCCTCTTTGATGCAAAATGGTGTTCCTGATTTTGATAAAATATCTACAAGTTTTGAACAGCCTCAAGTTATGGCTCCTGAAACATTAGATATGAATAAAATGGGGATGGGGCTTGGTATGCTTTCTAATATGTTCAATCAACAATCTAGTGAGCAGCAACCACAAGCTATGCAAGCGCCAATGCCTGTTGTAGTAGGTGGTGGTAGTGCCGACAAAATGCAAAATCCTTATGCTGCAATGATGTCGCCAGGTTTGTTAAATAGGAGAAGATATGGTTTATAATAATTTAACAAATTTTGGTTTATTAAATAACTCTATGCTTCAACCTAAATATGGTGGCTTGTTAAGACAAATGCCATTTGTAAATTATAATGAGCAATTTGGTCCTGAAGAATATAACTATAATGATTTTGGAACAGGGGAGTTTTTAGCAGAAATGCCTATTAACGAACCAGTAATGGCAAATGAACCGATTACTCAACAGCCTTCTGCTAATATTATACAATCAAATCAAAAAGAATTTGACCCTGTAAGAAATCAAATGCAAGCATTAATGTCAACTATGACAGAAAAGCCTCAAGGTTTGTTGGGTTATTTACAATCTCCAGCAACATTAGGATTTGCTTCAGGCTTACTTAAATCTTCTGGTTATTCTGCGACTCCAGTAACAATGGGTGCTGCACTTGGGGCGGGTATAGATGGCGCTCAAAACTTTGCGAGTGAAGATTTGAATAGAAAAGCTAAAATTCTTAATGCTTATAGAGATTATAATTGGTCTATGGGCGGAGGTGTTGGAAACAGTGTTTTTGCTCAGAGTTATATGTTATTAAAAAATGCTAGAGAGCAACAATTAGGTCGCCCTTTAACTCCTGATGAAGATATACAAATACAAATGGTAGCTCGTAATGGCTTGCAAAAAGGCGTTGGCTTTAATGAAGGTCAAATAGCGCCTATAGCGGGGGCAGAACAGGCTTCTGCTGCTATGGCTTATGCGCCAGAAAGAGCTGAACAGACAGCGAGAACCGAGCAATCGTTTCAACAAGAAGCTTTGGGTGGGATGGGTAAAGAATTTTCTGAAAAAGTTGGTAAATCTGCTAGTGTAATTAGGTCTGCTGATTATGCGGTAAATACAATAGATAGTATTATTGGCGCTCCAGGATTTGAATCTAACTTTGGCATATCTTCTTGGTTACCTAATATTCCTGGTCTTGCTGCTGCTGATTCTAGCGCTATGTTAGAGCAACTTGGCGGTCAAACATTCTTACAAGCTTACAATGATTTAAGGGGCGGTGGTCAAATTACAGAAGCTGAAGGTCAAAAAGCAACACAAGCTTTAATTAATTTAAAGGCGGCACAGTCAGCAGACCAAGTTAGAGAGAATTTATTAATATTAAGAGATTTCATTGGTAAAATTCGCTCTGGCGCTATGCAGATGCAACAACAAGGGCAACAATTTAGAGAAAAATATGTGCCTGAATTAACTCCTCAACAAAACAATTCTACTGGAATTAAATTTTTAGGATTTGAATAATGCCAATAGCAAAAATACAAATGCCAGATGGAAGAATAGGTCGGTTTGATGTCCCTGAAGGCACTACACCTGAACAAGTCTTAGAGTTTGCTAATCAACAATTTAGTGCGACCTCGTCTGAAGCTCAGAATTTAGCACCCCCTCCAGCACCTTATGAAAGTGATTTTACAAAAATGGCAAAAAATAGAGGCGCTGATTTAGCTGATGTTGTTGCTCGCTATAAAGCTGGCGAACAAACTTTACCAGAAACTGTATATCAAGGTTTTTTAAAAGGCACACTTGGAAATCTTAGTGATGTTGCTGGTTATGGAATTTCACAAGCTACGCCAGAAATAGTAAAAGAAAAAGCAACTGATGTTATTAAGGATGTTGCTTCAAGCCCTTATGTTCAGCCTGTAATAAAAGGCGCATCTGAAGCTTGGAAAAATCTATCTCCTCGTCAGCAAGCAAATTTGGAGGCAACAGGTTTATTGCCTATAGGGGCTTTAACAAAAGCAGCTTATAAAGGCGCTGTTCGCCCAGGAATTGATGTTTTGGAAAAAGCTCCTGTTTTAGGTGCTGATGTAGGTCAAGTTCCTAAAAATCTTGCTGAGGGTGCAAAAACAATAAAAAGAGGCACGCAATTACCAGAATTAGATGATATGCAAAAAATGGTTGAAGGTTACAAATCTTCAGCTGAAAACATTTATAGCTCTATTCAGCCGAATACATTGTCTTTTAATAACTCTTTTAGTGCAAAAACATTAAGAGATGTAAATAAAACTTTGAGAAAAGGTCTTAATATAAAAGAAAGGTCAACAGCAGAACTATACCCTGAAAGTATAAAGCAATTTTCTATATTAAAAGATGATTTAATTAATAAAATTCGCTCTAATGAGCCTTTAGATTTTGTAGCTTTAAATAATTATAAAAAATTATTTAGAGATAAAGCTCTAACAATGACTGATAAAGGTAATTTAACTGCTGATGGGCAAAGATTGCAATCAATGGCTAAAAAAATAGAGGATTTAATAACTAATGCTAGAAAAACTGAAATTGCGCAAGGTAATATAGAATATATAGATGCTTTAAAATCTGCTGATACAAATTATGCAAAAGCAAGAACTTTAGAAACAATAATGACTGCTTTAGATAAGTCTGGCGGTAGCACTAATAAACTTTATACTCAATTTTCAAATTTAGCTCGTAATAAAAAAGAAATGAGAGCCTTTACCCCTGAAGAAAGGGAATTAATTAGAAATATAGTTAGGTCTGATAACACAGGTAAAGTTTTAGAAAAATTAGGTTTTTTTGGCTTTGGTGGAGAAGGGAGGTATGGAACAACAGCTCCTGCTGGATTGCTTCAAGGTGCAGTTGGTGGTGCAGTAGCAGGCGGCGGAACTGCCGCATTAGCTGGTGGTGCGCCATTAAGTGCAGTTTTAACTCCTGCGGCTGCGGTTGTTGCTGCTGGAACTTTAGCTAACAAAATAAGAAACTTAAAAGCGAAAAGTAGAGTCTTAGATGTGGTTGAGGCTGTAGAAAATCGCAAAGGTTTTCAACCTGACTTAAATCAAAGAGCTTTGGATGAAGCTACTTTGTCAAGAAAAGCAGCGCAAGATGCTCAAAAGGCACAAATGCAACAACAATTAAATTTTCAACCCCTTGCGTTACCAGCCCCTGAAGCTCCTGCTCGTGGCGTTCCAAGTGCTGAGGCTTTGCAAAATGTTGAGAATGTTAGGGCTGCTCAGGAGTTTACAAGACCTATACCTTTGACTGGCGCTATTGATAAAAAAACTTTAGCTCGTCAACAAGCAACGCAAGAATTAATGCAAGAAAATCCCTTGATGTTTGAATCTAATTTTGGTAAACCTAAAGTTAGAGATGCGCAAATTGAAAATCGCGCTAAAAAAATTTTAATGGAAGCTGAAAAAGCTGAAAAAAGAGCTAGATTTAATAGAATACCAACAAGAAAGGATTGATAATGCCAGCAGGAATAAAATATTGGTCAACTACAGCAGCATCAAACAATAGCGCAGTTCCATTTGGTGCGCCAGAGGGTTGGTTTCCTAGTGATGTAAATAATTGGGGTCGTCAAGTAATGGCGGATGTTCGTTCTCAATGTGAGGATATGGAATGGTTTGATTGGGGGCATACACCGACTTTTGTTTCTTCTTCTTCTTTTAGCGTTACAGGTGATAGAACTGCAATTTATACAACAGGTCGCAGAATAAAAATAACTGATTCTAGCACACTTTATGGCACTATTGCATCTTCATCTTTTAGCTCGGTAACTACAGTTTCTGTAACCTTAGATAGCGGTTCTATAACAGGTAGTATTACTGCTGTTGCACCTAGTATTATTAAAGCAAGCTCAGGCACAGGCGCTTCTATTGTTGTTGCAACAGGAAATGTTGTGGGTCAAGCATCTTCAGTAGATAACGAGATAGCTTTATTTTCGGGAACAGGTGGCAAAACGATAAAAAGGGCGACTGGAACTGGCTTTGCTAAAATTACATCTGGCGTTTTAGGAACTCCTACCACCTTAAATGATACATTAATTGAAACTTCAAATGTTCTTTCAACCAAACTAACAACAGAAGGAACTATTGCTTCTGCTTCTACAACTAACTTAGGAAGTATAACCACAACTAATATTATTTCAATTACAGGCACAACTACAATTACATCTTTTGGCTCAAGTGCCACAACAACAAACCCTTTATATTTTGTAAGGTTTACAGGGGCTTTAACTTTAACGCATAATGGAACAAGTTTAATACTTCCAAGTTCTTCAAATATAACGACTGCGGCTGGTGATAGTGCTATGTTTTTATATCTCGGTTCTGGCAACTGGAGATGCTTAGACTATCAAAGAATAAATGGGCAGGCTATTGTTCAAGGAACAGACCTTACAGGTAGAGACATTTTAGCTTGGGTAAACTTTAATGGAACTGGAACAGTAAGTATAAGAGATAGTTTTAATGTTTCATCTATAACGGATAATGGGGCGGGAGATTACACAATTAATTTTACTACTGCTCTAGCTAATGCTAATTATGCAATTTGCGGTATAGGTTATCAAGAAACAGGGGTTTTCTCCGCTTATCCTGCATTAAGGTCGGTAGCGGCTCCAACAACTTCATCAGCTAGAGTTATGTGGAAACAAGAGGCAGGTGGTGCGGGTATAGATACCCCATATTGTTATTTAATGTTTATTGGAGATTAATATGAAAGTAATTTTACATAACGGAAAAGCAACTGTTCCAAGTAAGGATTTTATAGGCAAAGAAGATGAGCTTGCTGCAAAACTAGGAATAACCAACTATACATTAGTTGATGAGGCTCCTATTAATCCTCAAGAGGAAATATTAAGACAAATATATATATTAGAGGCTCAAATTACTAGGCGTAGAGAAAGAGAAGCTATTTTAACTACAGAAGGAAAAACTTGGCTTCAAAATATAGAAGCACAAATTGAAACTTTAAGAAACCAACTATAAGGAGAAAAACTATGCCATGCGGAAAAAAGAAAAAACCATACCCTAAACCTAAAAGATAAGGAGAAAGACTATGCCTAATTTAAATTTTATACCTATTGGTGGCGCAACTACTGGTGCTGTTCCAACTTCATCTAACCAAAATTTAACTATTTTAAAACAAAGAAATTATCGTTGTTTTAATGGTTCTAACACAACTGTATTTATTAGATTAAATACATCTGATAATATTGTTGCAGCATCTACTTCTGCTGATATGCCTATTGCTGCTGGTGGTGTTGCTTTTATTGATAGCGATAACAACGATAGACTTTCAATTATATCTACAGGCTCGCCAACAGGCACATTTTCTGCAACTGCTGGATATGGCAGGGGGGCAGTATAGTTGGTTCGCAAATATACAGAATTGCTTACTGATGATGGTTCTATTAGTTTAACCGACCTACAAACTCAACTTAAAATTCCTGAAATAATTGAAGGCACAGAGGCTGCCTTAGAAAGTATTGGTGAATTAAAAGATACAATAGATAGTAATTTAAAAGCAGAAGAAAAGATGCAGAAAGAAAAAGCATCTTTGGCTGATATTTTATTGCAAAATATTGTTACTGTGACACCAGACTTATCGCCTTATGCAAAAATATCAGATACTGAAAATAAACTAAAAACTTTAAAAAAAGAGCTTTCTGATGATTTAAAACAGCAAACAGAAACATTAGCAAAAGCGGTAGATAAAAATGCTGAATTGAGTGTAAAAGAGCTTCTTCAAATTGATAAAAATATTAAATCTCAGCTAAAAAATTATGATACAAAATTATCTATATTAGAAACTGAGCTAAAAGATAAAATTAAAAAAAATGGCACTTCTACAGCTAAAGAGTTGGAATCTGTTAATTCCCAACTGCGTGAATTGCAACAAACATCTATACAATTACGCTCTCTTATAAGAGAAATTGAAGAAAAGCCAGAAATAGAAATAGAGCAATTTGATGGCGAGAAATCC